CTGCTGTCAGTGGGGACCCAAGTAGCCGATGAAACCCCATGATCATTAGCAGGGTCAAGAACGACGAGGTCAGAGAAATCAAGAGCAATTTTGGGAGAAGCAATTTGAGCCATAGCATAGAAAGAGGAGGACGGCCTCTGAGGGGGCGAGGCGCTGATTAAGCGACCTCAGAGGTTGGACTGTTCCTTTCAGATCCCGGGGGAAGGGCGGGACCCGCCTAGCGTGCAGTCTCTACACAGTGGTTTAGGGCCACACGGATGTTGGGAATCATGCGGGGGGTGAGAATCCCGCACCAACAAAACGAAACGCTTTTCAGCGAATTGCTCGTCTAATGAGGACGATCGGCTAGGACAGCCACCCAGTCTGGAGACCATCAGTGTACTGGATCACGGGTGACATGCGAGTAGGGTCCAACCAGTAAAGGTCAGCGAGGCCTACTCTAACGACATTACTGCCGGGTTTTCCAGATCATCGAGGGGCATGAGACACCGAGTGAACGGCAGCTCATCCTTGACGTGGATTTAATATTTTAGGGTTTAATCAGGGAATATCAGACCATAGCCAGCAACACTCAATAAACCGGGTAAAGAGTACTTAGGGTCAGATCCACTCTCCCGTCGGGAGTGCTGATGATCAACAACAGCTTCAGGGAAAACAACAAAAGAAAGCTGAGGAATGAAGAAAGTGACGGGAGACAGAGAAAATAGGAAAAGAAAGGAAGTCGGTTATGCGACCCGACAACGCCACAGACCGGGACGATCGAAAGCAGGGGGTGAAGGGAATTTGGAGGGGGGAAGATTGAAATAGCGCCGCGCTTCAGAAGAAATAGCAACGGCGGCGGCCAGGGTACCATCGAGCGGATTCCGAGAGCCGTAACGTGCTGCAAGATCAAAAGAATCCCAGAAACTAGCATCGGCACGACCTGATTGCAACCCAATTTGACCACGATGAAGTAGAACCGCAGATGCGACAAACGGGTTAGCGTCACCGAAAGTGAAACCGCAAAATTCGAGGCGCTCACCACGTTCAAGCTTAGGTTCCATGAGCCACTGATTCGGATGGAAATCGTCGTTAAAGTCCCACTGTCCGTTCAAAATCATATCGTCGCCAGAAAACGCTGCAGGGGTGCCTTCCGGACAATTGAACGCTGCGCCAGTGAGCGCGGCGTTGCGATAAGTGTTGAACAAGTAGGTCCAGCGATCACCAGAATGCTGCATAGGAAGCATAGGACCTAGATAGGAACGTGTGTTGAATTTCCGATCCAAATAAGAATTGACGTACTCAACAGGGACGCCGGCACGACGAAGAAGCCAGGAGTCGAAGTGCGCAAAGACATGGTCGCAGCTGGAGTCCCAAGCGACGTAATCTGTAGCAGTGTTCGCACCACGTTTCCAGAAGCGTTGATACCATGAAAACATACGCGTGAGAGGCTGATTGTGAATGTAGGTGGTCGGACGCATGGTCTCAGCGTACCGCAACTCAACATACTTAGCCCACACGGCATCCTCGAAAACGCGCTGCTTGGGGAAGGTAGACACAATTTGGCCGGCTTTTGCTTTGCCGAAACGGGAACCAAGTTTCTTGACCGTCTGTGATTTGAGGAAAAGACGGGTGAAGTGATCGGACCACTCGTCGTCGGAGTCCTCGACGGAGCGGACCACATCAACAAGGGTCTTGCCTGAGGTCCACGAGTCCAAGTGGGTGCGCAAAGCAGCCTCGAAGATGGGCCAAACAAGCTGACCGTCACGATGAGGCATACGGAAAAACTTCATGATGCCACGTTTAAGCTGTCGAAGGCGTGACCGGTCCGTAGTAAAAAGAGGCCGATCAAAGACACCAAGGCGAATCCGTTTCTTTTCACTAATCCGTGTGGTGGCTGCGTCGTTACGAGAATGCTTGAGTGCGGATTCAGCGCTACCTTCTACAATCTGCTGAGTGGTCAGGGCAATACCAGGAGCGACCACCTCCCGACTTTGAGCATCAGGGAGGACGGGAATTCCGAGATCCTTCGGATCAGCTTGAACTTCTAACTGTAACGGGGGAGGCACTTCATCGACTGGGGGATCAGCGGTGAGGGCCATATCGTTAGTGACAGCAGCATGCCTACGAAGCGCATGTTTGATACGGTCATGACGATCCATCTCAGGTTCAAAGCCCAAGTCAGGGCGTCGGATACCCAAAGAAGAGCGAACAGGATGGGAAACCCCAGGATTCCGCAGTCGGGCACGAGCGGAAGCGTACGTGACCAATGAATTAGCGGCGAAATCAGGAGGATTCCAGCGTTCATGGAACTCCGCTGGTGTAGGACGGAACCCAGTGCCGGCAATCATCGGGCGAGCTCCGGGAAGACCAAGGGCAGCACGCGCTCCAGGCGAAACAGAGAGCGCAAGGTGGTCTTGAACAGCGGCGGCAATGAGGCCATTGACATCCGAACCTCTCGTGATCAGAGCGGTTTGTTCTTGAGCGGCGACGGCGAAAATGGCGGCAAGGATGCGAGAATTGCCAAAGGAAGCCTCAGTAAGCAACCGACCGTTCTGCAGCGAGGGAGAGATAACTATGAAAATATTATTCTTCCCACGTGTGAGGACGGGCCAAATTGAAGAGTCCCGGACACCAGCGGTAAGGCCACCGGTGTCAATCGCGATGTCGCCCTCATACGTGCCACCTTGACAATCGGCGAAGGTAACAGTCGGAGTGCCACCTCTATTAAGAACCTCAGCATAGCGCGGTGAAGCCACGAAAACAGGAACACCTTCCGGAGCTTTGGAGACCAGATAAAGGTAGCCATGCGTAGGAGCGTACCCAGGAGCGGGAGCTGGCGCAGGAAGCCCGAACAAATCAGCGTTCTCAATAGAAATCCGGCGCATTTCGGTGGCATAGTTGTTGCTAAGACCGGAGAGCATGGACGCAGTAGAGTCATTGAGCCGGGATCGTGAATCGGCAATTGGGAACACCGGGCGCTGCTGAGCGCTATCGAAAGTGCACACGATGCGCGTTAAAGCAGGATTCATCAGCGCCATGAGCTCCACCATACCGGGCCAGAGCAAGCCAGCGTCATCGAGGATAAGTGTACCCGCACTGGGTTCCCAAAGAGGGGTGCAACCAGTCGGGAAGTTGTACCCTCGATGCCCAGGAATAAACGGACCAAAGGACGCTTCACATTGCTGTCTAAGGGACTGCATCCACGTGTGGACGCGGAGGCGCTCAGGAATGAAACCCGGCTCCGCAACATACTGCGCGATGAGCTGGCGCAACATGTGCGATTTGCCAGTCCCGGCAGCGCCATTAAGGAGAACCAACTCAATGTTTGGGGTAGGTCCTTCTTTGGCAGTCCAATCGAGATTCTCACCAATGCGGGAAGGATCAACACCGGCGGGGGTGCGCAACTCTTGCGGGTACTTCTTAAGGTCAGCGGCAAGATCCCGAGCACGATCACGTTCGGCGGCACCAAACTGCCATTGTATCACCTCAACGTTAACGCCTATCGCTGGAATAGCGACAGGAGGAGCGTGAGGGACAATTGGCGCCCCGTTGAAGCCGAATCGCCGAGAGGCAAGAGCGGAGGCATTTTGAGCAAAGCCCGTGAGAAGGTGGTAGACCTGCGCTCCTGTACGCGGAATGTTCATAGCGTGAGTGATCTCATCCTCAGGTACTATGCGAGAATTGAAAGCGAGCACGGTACGAGGAGCGATAGCAGCAGTCGCGCCAGCGTTGTCACTGAAACGAGGAAGCCCAAGGTCCATGTGAAGGTCTTGCCCAGCGTCGACGATAACAGCGGCAACCGTCGGCCAGCCCGGAGGAGCGATCAGAGCGAGGGTAGGAGGATTCTCGGCTCGGCAGCGATGTTGCCGGTCGGCGCTATAAATGGAAGCGCCGACGTTAAAGAAAGCCATGACGCGAGCGAGATCCTCCTGCGGCACAGAACCATCCATGAAAGGAGCGCGATCGATCGGGTTTAGGAAGCTCATCCAACACGCCCAAAGTACATACTCGTCAATACCAAGGGTGCGAGCGAGACATGACCATACACACATGCGCCCGATTTGAGGTCGAGGCGCTGCTGGAAGGGCATGGGGACGCATCACATTCGCGAAGTCTTCAGACGATTGATAAAACCTGGGATAAACGCGATACGCGTAGAACCTGTCAGGACGAACAGGCCCGACGGGGTTGGCAGGAGGAACACCTGGAGGTAAGGGGGCGGGAGCGGGAGGAACAGCGGGCGGAATGGGTGGCGGAACAGGAGGAACGCGGTCGGGAATCACCTGATCAACAGGTGCGGCAG